AGCATGGCCATCCTCTCCAAGCCGCCCTCTACTTTCATGGACAGCTTATATGCCAATCCAGATATAAGCGCCTCTTGGAATCGATACGGAATGTCCTCCACGTTCACACCATTCCCTGCGTCTTGCATCCTACGCATCCGCCAGTAAACCAGTGTGTAATAAGGCGTAGAGATGGAGCCCTGCTCCGGGGCCGGCCATACCGTGACGTTAGGAAACTTGGTATTGCTTACCGTTGCGCCTGACAAATGAGCGGCAGCCGTTGTGTTGTTCTGCCCGCGGACAACATTGTCTAGCGTTGCATAAGCTGAAGCACCCGTTGCCACATTCTCGGCTTGGGTTGAAGTACCGTAGTAATAAACCGTCTCCGATCCAATGTTTGCATATCCTGCATATGGTATCCCTGCGAGGCTAGACATCGGTATTGTCGTAGCAGAGGATGAGATGTTTGCTGCCAGAGTACCCGTGAAAACATATGTCTGTCCGCCTTGCCGATCTATGTAGATCTGTATGGGCCGCCCTGTGGCAAGCTTGTTTGGTATCGTTGAATACGTGCTCACCGAGATCCGGCTGATATTGATGTCCGTCTGGTTCTGACCTTCACCGGTCCGAATGATGGTTTCTACCAGGTCAACCGTATTAATTGGCAATGGGTAGGTAATCTGGTTGGCATAGAGCTGTATAGCACCCTGCTCCATGGTCCATAGATTTACCCCGCGGTTTGCCCACTCCGTAAGTAACAAATTAAGTGATCTACGAGCCGTCCTTAAATCGTAGCCAGAACGTAGTTCTCGGCCGCATCTTTCATACGCTTCTTCGACAAGCTCATTAAGATTGGGGTCGAATGATGTCGTGCCGGATGTGTAAGCCATTACTTGCTCCTTGCAGCACGCATATTATCCACGAGATTTGGATAGGGTCTACCAGCAGCTTTAGCCATAGCCTTTGCTTTGGCTTTTTTTGCGGCATCCATGGGCCTCGATTTACCAAGTTTTTTTGGTCTCGGCTTGTCCCATACCTCCCCACCCTCTGCGTACTGCGTAAAGTCAGTATCATCCCGACGGCGTTTGACCTTGGCCTTGGGCATTTTGCTGGGATTGATCGCTCCCATCCCCCTGCTTGGCATCAATTTGCACCTCCCCAGCGTACATTAGTTACGATTCGACTGATATGTGACTGCTGAACACCAAAGTTTTTTGCTAATTTTGACTGGCTAAACTGTGCAGAAAAATACAAACCTCTAATTAAATTTACATCCGACTGTTTTAATTTTGCCATCGGGTTGTTCTCGCCAGGGTGGGGCTTACCCTTTGCTCTTCCTTTGGCAGCTTTGTCTTTCATGTTGTCTGTATGAGTTCCTACAAACAAATGGTGTGGATTACAACACTTCCTGTTATCGCATTTGTGCAAAACTTGCAAAACATCATCAATAGATTGAATTAAATTATGAATTAACGCAGAAACCCTATGAGATGGTTTTGATCTTTTGTTGCCTACATTCATCCATCCGTAGCCTTGTTTGTTGATATATGCCTTCCACTCCCAACATTTGTCTTCGGATGTCAAGTCAATTTTTCTCCAAAAATTATTTATCACTTGTTGGCTGATCATTTGTCGCTCCTATTAATGCGGCTAATCCGAAGTTTCCAGTATCTTGCAATGGACGTAAATAGTTTGGTGCTTTAAATAGATCAAATGGTCCAAACTGTGGGGCTGGCACATTAGGCTGTGCATAGTCTACATACGTCTTTTGTTGCCCTGCTGCTGCCGGTATCCCAAAGATTGGGAACGGTGGCGCTGTTGTTACCGTTGTAGGCTTCGATGTTGTCGGTGCTTTGGTTGTTGTGACCGGTGCTGTCGTGGTTACGGTGGCCGTTGTTGTTGGCTCTAGCGTCGTCGTTATTTCTGTAATGCTTATTGATGGTGTTGTAACAGGCGGTATGGTCACTACCGATGACGTTGGGGGTGGTGTCACTGGCGGTATGGTAGCCGTCGTAACTGGCTCAGTTGTTGCTTCTTCTGTCGTGACCGGTGGAATCGTAACTGTCGTTGTAACCGGCGGCAACGATGTAGTTGTAATGACCATCGTTAAAGATGGTGTGAATGACTCTGTAAGAGTTTGCGTTACCGATGGTGTTATTTCGGCTGTTATGGATTGCGTCGGCGCCACCGTGACGCTTATTGATGGGGCTGTCGTTATGCTGACCGTCGGTGCTACGGTTATTACTTCTGTAATTTCTGGTGTTATTGATACGGTAACCGCTTCTGTTATGGATTCGGTTACAGACGGTGTGATGGACTGCGTTATCGATTGTGTTGGCGCCAGGGTTTGAGAGATAGTTGGGCTTGCACTTTGTGACTGCGAAAGACTTAACGACTCGCTTTGCGACAGGCTGGTTGATAGGCTATTTGCCGTGCTCAGCGATTGGCTTAATGAAGTTTGCCTAGATACTTCTTGGCTTAAGTAATTTGATATTGAAATGCTTTCTGATAATGAAAGAGCCTGAGATTGGCTCAGCGATATTGATTGGCTTTGTGACGTTGATAGTGATTCGCTTATAGATACCGCTTGGCTTTGTGAGAGCGACTGGCTTAATGATGCGGATATTGATAGACCAATTTGCCGGTTGTTTTCAATTTCTTGGCTAACACTTGTTGATTGCGACAAGCTTGTGCTCAACGATTGAGACTGACTAACTGCCGCTGATAATGATTGGCTTACGCTTTGGGATAGCGATTGACTTAACGACAGCGATTGGCTTGTACTTTGAGAAAGCGCTTGGGAAACTGATAACGATTGCGATTGGCTTACAGATGCCGAAGTGCTTAAGCTTGCTGATACTGAAAGCTCTGTTTGTTTTGACACCGACTGAGACAACGAAAGTGCCGTAGACGTTGACTGGCTTGCACTTATTGAAGCTGAAACAAGCTTTGATATCGATTGCGATACAGATGCCGATTCGCTTAATGATGCCGATACTGACATGGCCTTCACAACATCAAGGCTCATTTGTTGGCTAAGGCTTTGGCTTTGAGATGCCGAGGTGCTTATTGATGCAGCCGTTGATTCGCTCACCGATACTGACGTGCTCGTTGACTTTGATACCGATTCAGAAACCGACGCCGATATCGATACCGCCTGCGATTGGGACAGGCTTTGGGAAAGCGCAATACTTTGTGAAGTGCTTTGCGATATGGATACCTGCTTGCTTACTTCTTGCGAAAGACTAATGCTTTGCGATGTTGAGGCCGATATAGATGCTGACGTTGATGCGCTAACGGATGCAGAGATACTTGTTGATTTTGATACAGACTCGCTTTGAGATACCGATGTGCTCAAGCTTTGTGAAACAGACGTTGCCTTCGATACTGACTGAGAGGCGCTTATTGAGGCCGATGTACTTTCCGAAACAGACACAGCCTTGCTGATTGACTCAGAAACACTCACAGCCTTTGAAACTGATTCTGATACCGACGCAGAAATTGATAGCCCTTTGAGGCGATCTTTTTCCATCTGCTCGCTAACACTTGCTGATAATGACAAAGCTTCTGATACAGACACTGCTTTACTTATCGATGTTGATTCACTTACAGACGCCGATACCGAGGTGCTGGCAGACTGAGATAGGCTTGTTGAAATAGATGCCGATGTTGATATAGATTGCGACGTTGAAACGCTCCTGCTAAGCGATACTGATTTTTCATACTCAGCAGTTGATACAGACTGTGATAATGAAATGCTTTTGGATTGCGATTCAGATACCGATACTGATGTTGAAGCGGATAGCGATTGAGACTGTGAGTAAGAGACCGATAAGCTTTGGCTTTTTGATATGGATGTGCTTACCGCTGCTTCTGACACCGACTGACTTAAGCTCAAGCTTGTTGATGCCGATACACTTGCTGCAATGACATCTGCAATTTTTGTTGTTACTTCGACCGTTGGCGTTGCATCTGGTTTGACGGTTGATACACCAAGATTTACAACATCGCCTTTTTGCAGCAAATAGTTGTTAGGTCCTACACGCAGCATGGTGTACATCTTTCCATCTGCGCCCGTCACGATGGCGTTGTCACCAACAATCGATGTAACCGTCCCAGATACCGTGGACCTTGGCGTAATCGTATCCAATACATTGAGTTGCCGATCTCCTGCAAGGCCCATGGTGTTCATGAACGTTTTGAAATCAGCGTAAGTTATTTTGCCTTGGTCTAATAGTGACCGTGCATTAGCAGCAATCTGTGCGTCTGTCTGTGCATTAAACGCACGCTGGTCGTCTAATAGCTTGCCGTCTGGCGTGTTGTTTAGATCATTAACGATTGAATCAAAAGTCGTTCCGTCTGCAAGGCGTTTGACATTAAAGTCAAGCTCTGCAAACGTTGGTGGCCGACCAAGCTCGTTTTGGAAAGCTTGATTAACCTGGCTTTGTAAATTAGCAAATCGTTCATTGACGTTATCTGGTACGTAGACCACATCGTTTTGTAGCGCGTTAACATTAATCTGTTCGCCTACGTTCAGTGCTAAATCATCTGGCAGATCAACCCTAATGATTGATCCGTTTCCTAGCTCAACCAGTCCTTGAGAACCATCAGGAGAGATGATTTTTATCTGACCACTGTTATCTGCTGTCATGCCGCCGCGCAAGCCTACGGCCAATCCTGAATTAGCTCCTGCCGCAACAAACGTTTGTTGCATCGTATCCAGGGCGCCCTTCAAGAAATCCATGCCCGTCATGTCTTGGGCTAAGCCAATCTGAGGAAGCTTATCTGTTGCCGCTTGCAGACTATATGAAAGCAATTCGCCTAGTTGTTCTTTGGTGCCGTATTTGCCAATCTGTGTAATTAAGCTTTCGCCAATTACTTTGCCAAGCTGATCGGTTGATGTGCCTCGCCACAAAGGTTTAAGCATACCCACCAGTTCATCTGCACCAATACGCTCACCAATACCTTCTGCAACCGCCATCAATGTGGCGCGTTTGCCGGCATCTTCTGTACTTAAACCTGACATCCTTCCTTGGATGTATTCATTGCCATACGTTGTTGCCATGGCACCCGCAACAAGCCCAGGTGCTAAACCCGTTGCTAACCATGGGATGGCGCTTACAGCATTAGAAAGACCGCCGATAAGATTTTTATGGGCATCCGTACTAGCATTGGCAATAGCAATTGCATCATCACCAGCAGTCTTAATGCCGGCCGCTAATTTACTAAAGTCCTTTGCAAATGAATCAAGCCCAAGGGATTCTGCTATATGCAAATTAATACCGAGTGCGCCATTAAGCGTATTTGCTACGGCACTACCTGTTACTGCATAGGCGTTTGCCAATACATTTGCTAAAGCATCACCCGCAGGCGATCCACGGAACTGATTGATAAATTGCTTTGTTTCAAACGGGAACGTTGAATCCTGTACAGAAGATAAGTTAATTCTGTTGAACAGATTCCCTGCCTGTGCGTCTTCTAAAGCCAGTGCCATGGCGGTGCTTGGCTGCACACCTTGATCTAAGTAATAAGCCGATGCTTTGTTTTCAACACGCGTGTCAGCACGAAGCAAAAAATCTGCAACGTTCTTTTGGTTTTTTGCCAACGCTTGTTGGCGTTGCTGATCAATTGCTTTGTATTGCGAATCAATATCTTTCAAGATTCGCATATCGGTTGTTGCGGCGCTAGCAGATGCAATCTTGGCCCGATCTTCTGGGCTCATCACACTGTACTGCCTTAGCAAATTATCAAAATAGCTCTTTTGTACCGTGGCAAAATTATTTCTTATAAGACCTGTCTGCGTTGTTAGGCCCAGTGATTTTGCTTGGTCGCTCAACTCTTGCGGTACAGAAAACTCACTTGCCGTTATCTTGGGTGCCGTGCGTTGAATAATCTGCTGAGCATCAATGACACTCTTAACACCCTGTGGCGATAGGCCATAGAAGTCGTTAGTTATATCTTTACCGGTTGCGTCCCTGGCATTTGCTACATAAAGATCGCCGGTCTCTGGGTTGGTTTTAAATACAACCTGTCTGCCATTACCTATATTGAACCACTGATTAAGGTTGGCTACGGCCGCATTAGTAAGTTCAGATGATGTCAGGTCTGAGCCAGCACGAATAGCTTTGAGTGTTAATAGCGTATCGTTTGCTTGATCGCCTTTGAGTCCCGCCGCATCCATGGCCGACTCAAGCTGTGACTCTGTAGCCCTGCTATTAATAAAGTCGTTGGCCGTGTTGGTGTAGTTATTTCTTGCTGTGACTTGATTGTTTAGGCTGGTTACATATTTGCCTGCATCTGCTTCGGAGAACCCAGCGGCCACAAGGCGCTGAATAGCACCTTCCGGCATCATGTCACTACCAACTGCCGTGTAGTCTTTTGCTATGTCTTGGGCTTTTTTAGCCCGGTCAATAAACTGTTCGTTAGCTTTAAAGATTGACGCTATGGTTGCGTCTGAATAACCAGAACCTTTTAAATCACTTGTTACTTCTTCTGGTGTAGCGGTGCCATTGTTCATGGCGCCAATCAGACTATTTACATAACTTGATTGGCCTGCTGTTAGTGCTGACTGTATGCCTTGCCATTCTTGTGGCGTATAGGTCCGACCGGCTAAATTACCGCTTAGCATTAAGCGATTGCCGTCATCATCCATGGTGTACAGCTCGCCATTCTTGTCAATGGCTACTGCACCTATGGCTGTGTTTGATTTGGCTGACTCTGGTACTGAACCACCCGTAACCTTGGCGGCTTGCGCTTGACTGAACCCAAGATTAATAAGTTGATTGATGAGGCTGACAGGATTAAACGTACCTGTTCTTGCCGTATTAATAGCCTGTGATACACCAATCTGAAGCAACGCTTTTGACGTTGGGTCAAGCTTTTGTGCGTTTGCTACTTCATTAATGCCTGATGAGATCGCTGCATTGACCGCACCACCAAGCAATGTTGGTAAGGGATCTTGCCCTTGCGATATAGCATAGATCGCATTGGTCATTGGTGCAGCAAATAACTTGGCTGTAGCCAGTTTCTCCGCTGCCGTTGCACCGCTGATTAGTCCACTGTTTGCTAGCTGATTGGCCACCACGTCGGTGACCATATTTAAGGCCGTGCCTGTCGCCGCGCCTAAAAATGCTTTGGATAAATCACCGCCATTAAAGACGGTATTAACCGCTGTACGGACAAGGAAGTTAGATACCGCTGGTGCTGCTGCCGCCCCTACAACGCTACTTATGTACGGCGCTATTGCTTGCCCAATACCGGGAACCAAGAACGAAGCGCCCATGGCCAAGACCTGGGTAAGTAGTGGGTTCTTGGCTAAAAAGTTTGATTGATTCCATTCGGGAACAATAATTGGGCTACCAAATGCATCAGTCTGTACTGTGTAATTTGAATACCCGGCTCCAGCACCGGTGGACCCAATAATGTTGCCGCCTTTGCCTCCAACGATTGAGGTATTAAGCGGCTGGCCAGTTGTCTTGTTATAAACCCCTTTGGCTTCATCAACGCCTATTTGCGATAAATCGGTAATACCTAAAGCTGTTAATCGCTTTGCAATGTCATCGGTATGCCAAGAATCAGAATTTCCTGGGGTCTGGAAATTCAAGTTATATAGCGACTTTCCGCTGTTTATCTGACCTTTGAGGAACTGTATTGTGGCGTCACTTAGCCACTTACCTTCCCACTTTGTTTCATTGGGGTGAATGACAAAATCTTCATATTCGCTGGCGGTTAGTTGCTGTCCTGTGAATGGATTTTGAAATGGTTTTGCAAATTCTAGTTCGTATACCCATCCCTCTTTTAACTCCATACCTAACGGTTTATTAATTGTTGCCGTTGTAGTTGGTGGCGGAGTTGTTGTCGGCGGAGGTGTCGTTGTCGGTGGAGGTGTTGTGGGCGGTTCCGTTGTTGTTGGAGGTGGTGTTGTTGTTGGCGGAGGTGTGGTGGTCGGTGGAGGCGTCGTTGTCGGTGGAGGTGTAGTAGTTGGTGGCGGCGTTGTAGTAAGTGCTGCCGTCGTAGGCGGCGGTGTCGTTGTTGGCGGGGGCGTGGTTGTTGCAAGAGCTGCATACCCAGCACTTACTTCTATATCTCTACTAGGAGTGGCACCATACCTAAGTTCATTGCGACCATAAAACGCATAATGACGCTCAGCTTCTTGCTGCGAATCAATCCCGGCGCCGGCTAAGTCAGGGTTTTTCTGTAAATAAAGGTACCAATTAAAGTCTGAAGGTATAAGGCTTTTGTCATATGACGCGCCTTTTAACCAATTGTCTAATGGATTTTCCGTTGGCGCTGCGGTTACGGTCTGCTGAACGATCTGCTGCGTTACGCTGCTTAACGTCCCGCCAAACATGTATTGATCCGTGTATTGCGATAGCTCCGCAGCGGTCGGATCTCTTCCTGTTTGCTCTTTAAATACTTGTTTTATTTGAGCTTCGTAGGTATTTTTACGGTCAGTAAATTCTTGCGTTCCACGAAACCCTGATTCAATTTCTGAAATAGGGGCTCCGTTACCCCACCACCATTTCAATCCACCAGGATCTGCTTCCCTACCCAGATACTTTTGATACACCCCTTGAATTTGCTGCGACCGCTCATCCGTAAGCCATGCTGGCTTAGGTAAATTAGGAATGGTGATTGCATTAAAGATCTGAGCTACTTGGTAGCTATTAAATCCAAATACATCAACTAGCTCTCTGGTAGCCGCCTCTGTTGGAGACCATGAACTAATTTGGCCACTGATGTATAGATCATCAATGGCATCCGGGGTTACGGATTGATTGATTTCCCCTTGGAGAACATTTGAGTCGTAACGCTCTCCAACTTCATTGGTAAATACGGCCATGCGCCCTCCCTAGAGGGAGCATTGTATTAGTAACAGCCGCCCTTCGCCATCTTAATCATCTTGCCTTTGGTCTTGCCTTTGGCAGCAACACCGTCACGGCTTGGCGCAGCAGTCTTTACCGAACCCATCTTTGATTGCATGACCTTGCCGCCTTCTTTCATCATTTTGGGCATCTTGGGTTTTGCATTCTTCATAGCTCTTTCCTCTGATAGTCCAATAGCAATAGCTTGCTTGGGGTTAGTAACTTTTTGGCCAGATGATGATTTAAGTTTGCCTGCTTTATATTCTCGCATGACAGTTGCAATCTTATCTTTCATATGTACCGTCCTTTGGTTTTGCCCTTCGTTGCAATGCCATCTGCACGCCTAGAGGCTGATGTAACATTTCCGCCTTTAGAGTAACCTTCTGGCCGCTTCATCATACCTTGCGTAATATCTTTTACGCTTGCGCCATTTGTGGAAAGCATGCTTTCCATCTTAGATGGTTTATTTTTTACACTTCTTTTTTCCGGCTGCTTTACCTGTGTTTTTGGTAGCGATTGCTTTTCAGAAGATTTTCTCGCTGGTTTCGTTGGGATCTTAATAGGTGCACGATTAAATCCTGCTGTACTCGGCTCGGCTAGGTCTATGTCACCTATCGCCTCTATACGCGGCTTGGTTACTATAGGCTTAGCTTCTGCCACGGACTTGGCAACAGATGGGGTGCGCGTCATGGCGGCATCAAGCGCTTCAGCGTCTCTTGCTTCACGCATTGCTATTCCCATGGTTCTGTCTTTATCAGCGCCACCCGACATGACAGTTTCGCCTGAGCTAGACCTAACAATCTCACCGCTGCTGTCTCTTAGTGGCTCCCGGTCAATATCAGGAAGATCACCACCTTCTTGGTATCGACGTACACGCTTCTTCATGCTAGCCCCTACTAAAGTATTATATTACGCCACGTGGCGTAATTAACCCATTTTGATCATCTTGCCTTTGGTCTTGCCACGCTTGACACAACCATCAGCAGCCTTGACGTAACCGCCTTCTTTGAACATGCGGCCAAGGTTAGGGCGCTTGTCCATCTTGCGTAGTTTCTCGTCTTCTACTTCCTGCTGCATCGCACCACGTTCTTTTTGGGTGGGTACCAGGTCATAGTTAGGATTGTAGTTCGTGTCGCCATGGCGCCCACGGCCTTTACGGGGATCATTTTGCATCATCATTTCCTTTCAGCGAGGGCATCAATTTTTGCTTCAAGCCTTCCAATGCCTGAGTCAAAGCGTTCCATAAGTTTTTCAAGGTCTTGCCTAACTTCTGCGCGAGTGATGTGATCACGGGCTATTTCCTCCCGAGTTCTGTTGAGCAAAATTTGGATGCGCTTTTGCTCATCATGGTTCATCTTAATCATGAACATGACCAATGCCACGAAGAAAGATGTGATTAGATTCCAAACCAGAGCACCCGTTTCCATTTAGCATTGCTCCGCCTTGGTCTTATAAGCATCCCATTCAGGAGCGTCAGACGAAGCATAAAGATATTGCGCCGCAAACTCTAACAACATTGGATCGTCTCGGAAATGGCCTAAACCTCGGTTGCAATGATTACAAAGCATGCCTCTTACCTCTCCAGTTACATGATCATGGTCAACAACTAAAGAACCACCATCACCGCAAATTACACATTGCGTAACCGTTGCTTTTATATCTGCCAAAGCTTTATCCGTGATTACATCACGAAACTTACCACGGCAATTTTCATTTCGATACGACGAACGACAGCTACGGCACCAACTATCTAAGCCATTACGCTTTTTATTGTGCGGAGGAAAAAACTTAGTTGTTTCCGGTTTTTCCTCTTTACAGCGTGTGCAAGCTAACATTTCCATGCTCGCAATGCCTTGTTGATTCTACTGTTAGGATCTTTTGCTGTTTTGGCCGAGGTGTTCTTTTTTTTGTGCCCTTCCATCCTGGCACAGAATGATTTCTTACGAGCACCGCCCTCTGGCTGAGGAGCTTTAAGACCCGGCTTACCTGGATTGGCTTTGTTGTAAGAAGCCCGGCCCTTGGCGTTTAAGCCGCCTTCCGGGTTTTTTCCTTCTTTACGCTGCCAAGCAGGCGTCTTAGCCATAATAGATCTGCACTGCGGCAATATTACTGGCATAGGCATAAACACCCGTTTGGGCCTTTACACCTTCGCCGGGGATAAGCGGAGCATTCTGAAAGACATCTGTGCTATCACTCTCATAGGTTAATAACCAGCGCCCTACAGCATATACCGCTGCTGGCGTACCGGTGATTGTTCCAGTGTTAATGTCTGTCAAAGTAAACGTATCAGCATCAACCCGTGTGATCGTATACGTTCCATCCGTTGCCGTGCCGCCTGTGCCTGTAGCAAAGTGAATACCAATAACAGCCCCGGTGATAAGACCGTGAGCAGTCTTGGTTACGGTAACCGTGGTCCCTGATCGTGCATAAGTAACACTTGCAGATACTGGCGTAGCTGCTGTATCAAAAAGAACCAAAATGCCATCCGCAGATCCTGCGCCATAAAACGAAACGCCCTTAACACGGACCGGACTCTTTACTAAAAAGCCCGATCCATTTAGGTGCGCCTGTTTAACATCGGTTTGCATCCCCATGATGCGCTCCTATTAGGAATCAGCAAAGGGCGTAGCAACTGTGCTAGTACCAAGCGCAATACCGTTAACCATATACTTGTTTGCCGCGATAGCAAAAATCTGCACCCATGATCCAGCAACGCCACCAGTCGTTGTACCGTTGAAGTTGATGAAGTCATTTGATGCAGCAGCCGTATAAGCTACAAGCGCATTGGAAGAATCTGTATCTACACCAAGAATTGTGCCAATGTACTTATCAGTACCGTTCGTGCCAATCTTCAACGATGATGTAGAGATCGTGGTTGGCACCCAGATGGTATAGGTAACACCTTCGTTATTGGCCGTATTGGGATCATTACCCGGACCTGACGAAGATACGTTAGCCGAGGTATTAATTGCAGGAAGTGTAAGAACCACGTTAGCTGCTAATGACCCGCCAACAGAAAGGATTCTGCCGCCATGGGCCACTGGATTCAGTGTAGTGCTTGCTGTGATTTCTACAATAGTGGACGGGCCTTGCTGATAAATGCCGCCCAGTGAACGGATAGGACCGTCAAAGGTAGTGATTGCCATATTAACTCCGCGTAGTAGCGCATCCCCATACCGTCTCTACTAAGTCTGCTAGGCCAGTCGATATGGGTTAAATCCTAGTATGTTGTTTGTATCAGTTTGCGTGGTTAGTGTCAATTCGTTTCTTACGTGCAGCCAGCATTTTTGCTCGCCATTCAGGATCTGCCCACAGAGCTTTAGCAGCAGCTTTCTTGGCAGCTTTAACTTCATCACGGTTGGCAATTTCTTTGTTATTGGCAGTTTGCTTTGCCGCATATTCTGGATCGGCCCATTGGGCTTTGGATTGCTCGCTCGTCTTTTGGCGGGACACGGCTGTCGTACGACTACGTTTAATACTCTCGGTTCGTTTATCACGGACGGCCGAATCGGCCCATGTAGCAACGCTTGCTTCTGATTTGCGGCTTCGCGCCTCGTCAGTACCTTGGACCTCTTTTTGTGCTTGGGTAACCTTTTCCACATACGCAGGGTCTTGCCACATCTTTGATGTAGCGTCGCTCATGGTTTGCCGGAACGCTTCAGTATGAATAAATGCAGCCTTGCCAGCTTCACGTCTAGCTATGACCTCTGGATCTTGGAGAGCCTTGCGAATGGCTGCAATGGTTTGTTCGCGGAACAATGGATTGGCCCATCTACGCTTTTGACCTTCGCTATACAGAGCTATTTTTTCTGGAGTGCTATTTGCGTCGCTAATATTTTTTCGCCATTCATCGGTGCGAATTACACCCGCCAAACCCTCGCCACCATCAGTTAAATTAAATAGGGTTCCTGTTCCCAAGTCTCTTCTTCCGTAAGCCTCAATAAGTTTTACTTCTTCATAAAACGCCTCCGCTTCCTCTAATCCGTCTCGGACGATCTCGATAATCGGCTCAAGCTTTTCTTGCCTGAGAAGCGCCAAAAATGCGCCAAAGCCTTTATTGCCACGAACTCTTTTGTTCCAGTGGTACCAAGCTCTGTCGCCAATACCTTTGCCAACGTAAACAACCTGCTGGTTCTTGGTGGGACGTGGATCTTTATAAACGTATACGTAGTACATCTGTGACTCCTTAGTGGTGGAGTCTGTAGTATACATGTATGGATGGCGATGTGCAACTGTATGTACTGCTGCATACTCTACAAAACAGAAACCCCGCCGGAGCGGGGTTCTGTGATACAAGGCTAGGGAATGATTTCTGTATTGAAATCAATGACTTACGTCATGCCCCCTGTGACCCAAAGATACCGAGCGGGTCCGACACTCCAAAGGAGTATCGCTCTCTCGCTTTATATCTGACATTGCCCGTGTCAAAATCGCCATCCATTCCAGTCTGCATCGGTGTCCGCACGAAGTGCTTCAAACCGTTGGGAACGTCGGTCGTGAGGAACCAGCCGTTCGTATCAGTCAGGAAGTGGTTGATCGTGTAGCCCTCGGGAATACTTCCGTTGTTCTTGATGGCGTTGATGTCGTTGTTGTTGGTGCCGACACGGAGTTCGGTTTCCAACAGACGCGTTGCCACGAACTGGAGGTTGGGAGGAACAATCAACTTGCGGGGACGAGCTGCGATCAACAGGCCACGTTCATCCGTCCATGCTGCAATCTGAATGACTGCGTTTTCCAACGAAGTCTCATTCAAGTCAGCCTGGGTGGAAGGCGTGTTGCTGTTGGTGCCGCCAGAGACCAGCGGATGTGAGGTGGAGAACAGGGGCTGTCCATCACCGTAAGTAACGGTAGATGCCCATCCGTTGTTCAACACGGCTGCTGCTTTCACCTGCTTGGTGTATGCCATGGCGCGTGCAAGTGCCTTGGTATAACGTGAGCTGAGGCTATCGTACAGGTTATCTTCAATCGCCTCTTCGGTGATCGAGAATCCCATAGCGATGGTCTCGTGGGTGTAGCGAGCCGTCCAAGCTTCCTGTGCGTTGTCGTATGCAATCGCAGAACCTTCGTTCTTAACGGGTGCAGCCGAGAAGCCAGAGAGCTTGGTTTCCTCTTCAAACGAACGCTCAGAGGTCTCGGTTTCGTAGATCTCTTTGTGTTCTTCGCCATAACGAGCGTACTCAAGACCGAACAGGGCGTTCAGGCCGGGGAGCAGCTCTTTCAGTAGTTGTGCGCGT